GGATCTCGCCGGTCGGTCAGGTCAGAGACTTCGGAAAGATCTTGCGGCGGTTACGCGATGTAACCGTCGAGCCGGACGCCGCGCGATGCGGCCGAGGGGTTGGCAACGATGAAGGGTGGGCACGCCCGATCCGGCCCTGCGCCGGACCCGACGGCTCTCCGCCGCGAGCGCGATGCTGGCGAGTGGACGACGCTGCCGGTCGAGGGGCGCAACGGCAAGACCCCGGTCTGGCCTCTGCTCGGTCACAGCGACCGGGAGGCCGAACTGTGGGAGGGCCTGTGGTCCAAGCCGCAGGCGGTCATGTGGGAGCAGCACGGCCAGCAGCTCGAGGTGGCGTTGTACGTACGCAACCTGACGCTGGTGGAGATGCCGGGCTCGCCGATCAACGCGGGCACGCTGCTGCGGCAGCAGGCCGACTCGCTGGGACTGACCACACCGGGCCTACGGGCGAACCGGTGGCGGATCGGCCGCGGCGCCCAGGCCGCCACCGCGCCGGTGAAGCGCGCGCCGACTGCGGCGCGACGTTCGGCGCGGGCCAGGTTCGCTGTGATCGATGGCAGCGCCGGCTGATGAGTTCCGGGTCGACTTCCCGACGCTGTTCGTCGCCGTCGACTGGATCGAGAGCCACTGCGTAGTCCCGGACGGCTTCCACCGTGGCGCACCGATGGAGCTGTACCCGTGGCAGGCGTGGTGCACGCTCAACCACTACCGGATACGCAAGAACGCGAAGTGGATTCCGCGCAATCCGCTTCTCGGGACGGCGTTCCACTACCGCCGTAGCCAGATCATCGCGCCGCAGAAGACGGGCAAGGGCCCGTGGTCGGCGGCCGGGTGTGCGCTGGAGGGCGCAGGTCCGGCGCTGTTCGCAGGCTGGGCGGGCGAGGACGACGGTTACGCCTGCTCGGATTACGGCTGCCATTGCGGCTGGGAGTACGCGTATGCGCCCGGCGAGGCGATGGGGATGCGCTGGCCCACGCCGCTGATCCAGATCACCGCGTACGCCGAGGACCAGACGGCCAACATCTACCGACCCCTCCAGCGGATGATCAAAGAGGGTCCGCTGGGCGACCTGATGAAGGTCGGGGAGAACTTCATCCGCATCGGCGACGATGGCCGGATCGACACGGTGACCTCGTCGGCGCAGTCCCGGCTTGGTAACCCGATCACCTATGCGCCGCAGGACGAGACGGGCATCTGGACCAAGACCAACAAGATGGACGTGGTCGCGGACACCCAGCGGCGGGGCCTGGCAGGTATGCAGGGCCGCGGCCAGGAGACCACGAACGCGTTCGACCCGACGCAGAAGAGCGTGGCGCAGTCGACGTACCAGTCGAAGGCGCCGGACATCTTCAAGTTTCACCGCCCGCCGCCGGCGCACCTGTCATACGCCAACAAGGCCGAGCGCCGGAAGATCCACCAGTGCGTCTACGAGGGATCGCGGCACATCAGCCTCGACTCGATCGAGGCCGAAGCGTTCGAGCTGATCGACAAGGGCGAGCTGGCCCAGGCCGAGCGATTCTTCGGCAACCGGATGAAGGCCGGCGCCGGCACCTGGTGCGACATTGCCAAGTGGAACGCCCGCAAGCGGCCTCGGGACGTGCCGACCGGCTCGAACATCGTGCTGGGCATGGACGGCTCGGACACCGACGACTGGACCGCGATCCGGGCGCAGACGCAGGACGGCTACCAGTTCACACCGCGGTACGGTCCGCAGGAACTGCGGACGATCTGGGACCCGCTGGAGTTCGGCGGCCAGGTTCCGCGCCTCGAGGTCCGCGACGCCGTGAAGTGGCTGTTCAAGAACTTCACCGTGGTTCGGTTCTACATCGACCCGCCCTACTGGTCGACCGAGGCTGACGACTGGTCGGCCGAGTACGGCGAGAAGGTCGTACTCCGGTGGTACACGCAGCGCCTGATCCAGATGCACGCCGCCGCCGAGCGCCTGCTCACTGACATCAGCAAGGCCGCTTCGACGTTCACCCATGACGGGTGCGAGGTTACGACGGCGCACGTGGAGGCCACACACAAGGACCCGCGGCCGTCGAACCGGTACGTGCTGTGCAAGCCCGAGGACGGCCGGAAGATCGACGCCGCTGTGTGCAGCGTCCTGGCCGACGAGGCCGCCGGCGACGTCACCGCGGCCGGGCTGTGGCCGATCAAGAAGGACCGCACCGTCACTGTTCACCGCTGAAAAGGAGGGTCGCCGTGGTCCTGTCCCGCGAAGAGTTGACCCTCATCACCCAGCTGGAGCACCGCCACAATAGCGAGATCCCCGAGCTGGAGGCGCTGGACCGCTACTACGAGGGCACCCAGCCGCTGACCTACATGCACCCGGAGATCCTCCGCGAGGTGGAGGACCGGATCCGGCCGGTGATCGTGTTCTGGCCGCAGCTGGTGGTCGAGTCCCGCGAGGACCGTTTGGACATCGAGGGCTTCCGCCTGCCGGGTGAGACCGAGGCGGACAAGGAGCTGTGGCGGATCTGGAAGGCCAACGACATGGACGAGGGCTCGTCGATGGCCCACATCGACGCCCTGGTGATGCGCCGCTCCTACGTCTGTGTCGGCACGAACGAGGACGACCCGGAGACGCCGCTGGTGACCGTCGAGTCGCCGCTGGAGGTGTACGCCGATGTCGACCCGCGCACCCGCAAGGTCCGCGCCGCGCTCCGCAGGGTCAACGAGGTTGACCCGATGGGCAGCGTCGGCGCCCGCCTGGCGACCCTTTATCTGCCGAACGAGACGATCTGGTGCCACTGGGACGGCAGCTGGATCGAGGAGGACCGCGACCAGCACGGCGTCGGTGAGGTCCTGGTCGAGCCGATCGTCAACCGGCAGCGCCTGCGCAGCGGTACCCGCACCCCGCGTAACGCGATGGTGGAGCGGATGGGCCGTTCCGAGCTGGACGCGGTGATCCCGCTCTCCGACGCGGTGTGCAAGCTGGCCACGGACATGATGGTCGCCGGCGAGTTCGTGGTGGCCCCGCTACGGGCGCTGTTCGGCGTGGGCCCTGACGCGTTCAAGGACGAGCAGGGCAACCCAGTGTCGGCGCTGCAGGCGATGCTCGGCCGGGTGTTGACCATCCCCGACGAGAACGTGAAGGCGTACGAGTTCGCCGCCGCGCAGCTGTCGAACTTTGCCGCCGGCGTGCGGGAGATCGCGCAGATGATGTCCGCCGTCGGCCGGCTGCCTGCCGACTATCTCGGCTATTCCTCGGACAACCCCGCCTCGGCTGAGGCGGGCCGGGTTGCCGAAACGCGGCTGATCAAGCGGTGTGAGCGCATCCAGCGCACCTTCGCGGGTCCGCACACGCGGGTACAGCGCAAGGTGATGCGGGTCAAGACCGGCAAGTGGGACCCGGACCTTGCGCGTCTCGAGGTGATGTGGCGCGACCCGAGCACGCCCACCGTGGCGGCGAAGGCCGACGCGACGGTGAAGCTGTTCCAGGTGGGGATCGTGCCGAAGCGGCAGTCCCGTGAGGACATGGGCTACACCGATGTGCAGATTGAGCGCATGGAGGCCGAGGACGAGAAGACCGCGGCCGCCGACCCGGTCGGGCAGCTGGTTACGCAGATGGGCGCCGATCGGATGCCGGCGCAGATGAACGGCGGGGCACCGGAGCCCGTCGGTGCCAACGCCTGAGCAGCACGCCGCCGCCCGCCAGCGGGTCGTCACCGCCACTGCGGCGGTGGCCGCGGACCGGTGGGCGCAGGTCGACCCGGCCGCGATCGCCCGGTCCTGGACGGCCCAGCTCCCGACGTTGACCGCGGCGGTGTCGGCGGCCCAGTTCTCGGTGGCCGACGCGGCCGAGGACTACCTGGATGAGTTCGCACCGTTGGCGGACGTGGAGGTGGACCCGGCCGGGTTCGCCGGTCGCGCCTCGGACGGCGGGAACCTGGCGAGCCTGCTCTACCAGCCGGCGATCACGGCGTTGATGTCGATCGGATCCGGTGCCGGCGTGGACCGGGCGCTGGCCGGGGGTCGCGCCAACCTGGACATGATTGTGCGGACGCAGGTGGCCGACGCTGGTCGCGGCGCCGACCAGGCGGCGTTGACGGCCCGTCCGCAGGTGCAGGGCTACGTCCGGCAGATTGTCGGGGCGACGTGCTCCCGGTGTGTGATCCTGGCGGGCCGGTTCTACCGCTGGAATGCCGGTTTTCAGCGCCATCCCCGTTGCGACTGCATACACGTGCCCGCGAACCGGGCGCAGTGGCGTGAGACGGGCCGTTTCCATGACCCGCAGCAGGTGTACGACTCGCTGTCGACGGCGCAGCGGCAGCGCGCGGGCTGGTCGCTGGCGGACCAGAAGGCGATCGCCGAGGGCGCGGACCTGACGTTCACGACCAACATGAAGGGCGTCACCAGCGCCGGGACGCGCCGCTCGGCCGGGAAGCTGACCCCGGACCAGATCTACAAGCGGGCCGGCAACAACCGTGACGAGGCGATTCGGCTACTGCGCCAGAACGGCTACCTGCGCGGATCGCCGGTTGTGCGAACGGTGCGATCGGATCTGACCTTGGCCGCCAGGTCGGCGGCCAGCCGGTCGGAGACGCTGGCACTGGAGGCTGACGTGGGCTTCGCGCTGGTCGAGTCGTCGGGTGTGGCCATCCGGTCGGGCCTGAAGAGTGCGACCACGATTGACCGCGTCGAGGCGTACCTGAAGAACGAGCTGCGCTTCTTCACCGGCAACGACGTGTCGGTCTACATGACCGGCTTCTCGCCCGCCACCGCGCGCGAGTACGCCGAGGGCATCCTCCGCTGCGTGGACCTGTTCCCCAAGGTGGAGCTGGAGTTCGTCACCCGGCTCGGCGCTGACGCGCTGGTGACCGACTACGCCCAGGCGGGCGGAGGGCGGATCTTCTTCAATCGGCACTGGTCGTCTCCGGAGCAACGTAGCCAGTTGCTGCGGAACCTGGAACGTGAGGCCAAGACCGGCTGGTCGGTGAAGAACTCGGGCAACCCAATGGCCGTCGCGATCCACGAGTTTGGGCACCTGCTCGACATCGACACCCTCGGCCAGGCGATCCTGCCGAGGGTTCACAAGCTGGTCGCGGCTCGCGCCAAGGCCGCTGGAATCAGCCCTGACGCGCTGATCAAGCGCGAGGTGTCCGAGTACGCTGCCAGCAAGGATGAAGAGTTGGTCGCCGAGGCGTTCATGGACTTTGCGATCAACCGCCGGGAGGCGTCGGAGCTGTCCAGAGACATCTTTGACCTGCTGCAGGCGGAGTACCGGAAGAGGTTCGGCGGGTGACGACACAGCCACGCTCGCAGTGTTCGACCTGTGTGCATTTCCGCTCGCCGTTCAGCCGTGCGGACGGGGACTTCTCCGGCGGTCCAACCTGCGCCGCGTTCCCGGACGGCATCCCCGACGAGGTGTACGGCAACGTCCTCGACCACCGGCAGCCGATCGACGGTGACCACGGCGTGCGCTGGACGTCGGACGGCCGGGAGTTCCCGGAGTACGCACTAGCCAGCGCCTAGCACTCAGCACCATTTGGCCCGGAGCCGCGATGGCCCGGGCCTTCTGCATGCCCGCGGCGCGATGCCAACGGCCCTTCACGGAGTCGCGATGACCCAGCCTGTTGAACCGTCGACCACCCCGCCGGCCGGCGCGACGCCCCCGGTACCCGCACCGACCACCGACCCACCACCGACCCCGCCGGCTGATGACAAGCCGCTCGGCCCGGCCGGGCAGAAGGCCCTGGCCGCAGAGCGTGAGGCACGACAGGCACTGGAGAAGCAGGTCGCAGCCCTCGCCCCGTTGGCCAAGTTCGCCGAGGCACTCGGCGTCGACCCGGCGGCGAAGCCCGGCAAGTCCGATCTGGAGGCCCTGGCCGAGCGGGTCAACAACCAGGAGCGCGAGCTCGCCACCGAGCGGGCGCTGCGGCTGCGCCTGGAGGTTGCCGCCGAGAAGGGGCTGACCGCCGCACAGGCGGCCCGATTGCAGGGCGGCACCCGCGACGACCTGCTGGCCGACGCGGACGCGCTGAAGGCGCTCTTCCCCGCAGCGCCCGGCGCCCCGGGCCCGTCCGGCACGCCGGCTCCGGACCCGACGCAGGGCACCCGCGGTAACGCGACCGAGATCCAGACGCTCCTGGCCGCCGCCCAGAAGGCCGGCGACACCCGAGAGGCGATCCGCCTCAAGATGGCGCTCGCCGAGCAGAGAAAGACCAAGTAGGGCCGCCCGCCGGGTGGCCATCCACCAGAAGAAAGGGATGACCCATGGCGGGCATCACAGGCATGGGAGACACCTTCGATCTCCCGAATTTCGTGGGTGAACTGTTCCAGATCACCCCGGCGGACACCCCGCTCCTGTCGGCGATCGGTGGCCTGACCGGCGGCCGCCCAGCGGACTCGACCCTGTTCCAGTGGCAGACCTTCGACCTCCGGGCGGGCAGCTCGACGCGGCAGCAGCTGGAGGGCGCGAACGCCCCGACCGCTGAGGCGCGCGTGCGCGCGAACGTCGTCAACGTGGTCGAGATCCACCAGGAAGCGGTGGACATCTCCTACACCAAGCAGGCGGCGACCGGCCAGTACAACTCGACCGGCTCCAGCCACCCCGGCTCGGTGGGCCTGTCCGGGTCCAACCCGGTGATCGACGAGAAGGCGTGGCAGGTTACGCAGGCTCTCAAGTCGATCGCCCTGGACGTGGAGAAGTCCTTCATCTCGGGCACGTTCAACAACCCGGCCACGAACGCCTCCGCGCGCCGTACCCGCGGCATCCTCGAGGCGATCACCACCAACGTGGTCGACGGCGCCGGCCTGCCCGTCACGGAGGACATGATTCTCGATCTGATGCAGACCGTGTGGGCTGCCGGCGGGATCATGGAGTCCGAGACCGCCACGCTGATGTGCAACGGCTACCAGAAGCGGGCCCTGACGCAGATCTTCATCACGGAGAAGAACTACCAGGAGCTGTCCCGCAACGTGGCCGGCGTCGCCGTCTCGACCATCGAGACCGACTTCGGCCGGCTGAACATCATGTTGAACCGGCACATGCCGGTGGACGACATCGTCGTTTTGTCGCTGGACGAGCTGGCGCCGCGGTTCCTGCCGATCCCCGGTAAGGGCTTCCTGTTCCAGGAGGACCTGGCGAAGATCGGCGCGTCGGACCGTACGCAGATCTACGGCGAGATCGGCCTGGAGTACGGGCTGGAGACCCACCACGGGCGCATCCACGACCTGTACGACGGCACCGGTTCCTGATCCTGCGCGCTGAGACGGGAGGTCCTGATGGCTGACCAGTTGTGTGCGCCGGAGGACCTCGCGTCCATGCTGGAGATGGACCTGGACGCCTACAAGGCGATCATGCTGGTGGAGGCGGGTACGGCGGTGGTTCAGGCCACCGCCGGCCGGCCTCCGCAGCGGATCGTCGAGGTTCTCAACGACGAGTTCACCGACCTGATGGGTACCACGGCCTCGTGGCTGTGGCTGCCGCAGCGGCCGGTGTCCGAGGTGTCGTCGCTGACGATCGACGGCGGCGACGAGCTCGTCGAGGGGACCGACTACAAGCGGTTCGGGTCCCGGTTGTGGCGTCGCTGCGGCTGGGCGGCCTGCGCGTATGAGCCGTCAACCATCGCGGGTGTCTACAGCCACGGCTACCCGGAGGGCGACCAGGGGCTTGAGTTGGCCTGCGGCGCCGTCATCGGACTGATCAAGGGCGTATACGACAACCCGACCGGTTCGACCCGGGTCGCCATTGACGACTACTCGGCCGCATACGGCGCCCTCTCGGCCCAGATGGACGCTTCACCGTTCCTGGCTGCGAACATCCGCCGCCAGTACGGCGCCGGAGCCGGCCTCGTCCCGGTGGGAGGTATCTGATGCTGCAGCGCAGACCGTCCGGCCTGCTAGTGCCGCACGGGTTCGACTTCAAGGAGAACCGCCGCACGACCCGCACGGTGACGCTGCGCACGGGCGAGCGGGCCAAGGTGACCGTGGACGACAGCGGCACGGTGATGCAGATCGAGACGGCCGAGCGGATGGACGCTGTGGTGCGACCGAAGACGGTCCGGCTGAAGATCCGAAACGGAGGATGACATGCCCCGAGCCGATGAGGTGCGGGCCGCCTACGCGGCTGCGCTGGCGCTCGCCGAGGCCGAGGACCACCTGGTGCGGCTGAAGGAGTCCGGCGACGTCGAGGCTCTGGCCGAGCACAAGCGCCAGTTGCGGGGGATGCGGCAGGCGTTCCGCGAGGAGCGCGCCGGTTCCGCCGCCGCCCAGCC